GCCGGTAAAAAAAGATACTATACCTGGTGTTACACACGTTGACGGTACAGCTAGAATACAAACTGTGGATAGATCTGACAACGAACGTTACTATGATCTAATTAATGAATTTTACAAAATTACAGGAATACCAATGTTATTAAACACAAGTTTCAACTGTCAAGAACCTATAGTGGAAACACCTCAAGATGCAATTAAAACATTTGACAAAACTAAATTAGATATGTTGGTAATAAATGATTGGAGCATAACAAGATGACTAAGAAGCGAAATATATTTGATACACTAGAAGAACGACATCATGTTCTTAGGTACAAAGATAAAAACATTGACGATGATTTGTTAGCAAAATTACTTTTTAAAGCATGGAAAATTAGCCCATCAAAGAATAACTTTATGCCATATACTGTAAATGTTTTAGGTCCTGGTGACAAGAAGAAAAGACTAATATATGACAAGGTAGTAAGAAACCACAAATATTATGACGAAAAGGGATTACGTACAGATACAAAAGCTAACCCAAAAATGAAAGTAGAATATAATTTTGAACCTAATCCTGCATATAGGCATGTACTGGAAAATTCACATTTATTAATATTTGCATCAAGAGTTTGTCCAGCGCCTAATGTTTTTTATCAAGACAAAGTAAAATTTGAAGGACATTATGCTGAACAATGTGAAAAAAGTATGGTGCGAGATATAGCAGAAAGCACAAGTTTTGAAGTAGGATTATTTGCTCAAGCACTAACTGCACTTTGTATAGAACAAGGAATTGATGTATCTTATTGTGCATGTCTTCCTAAGAACGAAACACGATGGATGGATACACCTTGGTTATGGTATGATGAAGGGTTAGCTAAGATACATGTTATTATGTCTGTAGGATACGGCGATTATTATAGACATGAGTGGCTTAAAGAACAAGGCAATTTCACTAGAGATCGTAAGCCACCTGCACAGGATATAATTAAATGGCGATAGATGTAAAACAGTTACAAACAATAATTGATAATCTAGTTACGCAAGAAATGCGTGACTTTGCAAACACCCCTGATGCAGATAAAAACAGACTAAGACAATTACGACAAAAAGATGTGTTGGATAGTTTTAGCTCGAATCAGTTTTTATCAAAGTTAAATTTAATTGATCATATTAAAAGTTTAAATTTTTTAGACAAAGATTCAGAAATAGTTATTATGGGAAGTTGGTATGGAAGTATTCTTATTCCTGCCTTTTATAATGAAGTTAAAAAAATTACTTGCATTGATGTTGATTCTGATGTAATATACAGAGCCAAATACGAATTGTTTAAAGGCTTTGATGTAGATTTTATAACAGACGATGTTTTTGAAACTTATAGAGATCAATACAAAGATACTACTTTGTTTATTAACACTTCTTGTGAACACATGCGACCTATGAAAGAATGGGGGCCTGAAGGACCTAGGTCAAAATTTAAAGATAATAAGTTCGGAGTACCTCAAACTTATAAGACTGCTTGGTGGAAAAAAGTATCACCTGCTTATTTTGCGTTTCAATCAAATGCAATGTTTGATATACCAACACATATAAATTGTGTAAACACAATACAAGAATTTAAAGATCAATTACCTGAAAACTCTGAAATATTAATAGAAGATGAAATACCAGATGAAAGAGGTACAAGATTTACTTTGATTGGCAAATTATAGTATATATTTTATTACTTAATATTTCGTTTGCTTCTTCGCCTGGATGTTTATTATCTTCTGCAAGCGGCAAGTCATAGCGTAATTTTATAGGATGTAGTTTTACTTGATTCCATTCTGGAATAGCTTCTTCTTTAATACTAGTGTTAATTAGTAGATGATAATTTTTTACATTAATATTATCTAAGTAACTTTTAATATGGTTAATTTGTCCTACGCTTTCTACAATAGCATTGTAATCATAATAATAATTTTCATAAAAAGTTTCTGCTAATGATCTTTCTTGTTCTGGCCTTCCTGGATTGTTAATATCACTTACCATAATTCTTTGATATCTATTTTTGTTTTTAAGTATGCAAGTACGATTATGGTATGTCCATAAAATTACTACAATATCTTTTTTAGTTAGATGAGTGTTTAGTATGTTATGCCAAATAAACTTATTTGAAGTTCCAGGTAAACCTAAATTACAGCATTCTATATTTAATTTATCTGCAAGTAGTTGAGGCCAAGCGTATTTGCTTGGAAATTTTCCTGCATCAGGCCCTTCAATACCATCTATATTTTCTCCCTCAGGTACCCAACAATCTTTTAAACCTTCTCCATAAGTATGGCTACAACCAAAGGCTACTAATCTGCTCATGATGATCTCATATGTTCGTAAATTGCTTGAGCATATTTCTTGTGTGCTTTTCTACCAGGATGCATTCCGTCTAATGCTATACCGTGTTCTTTTTTAAATAATAGACATTTACAAACTTTACTATCCACCCATTCAGGAGCAGTATTCCAATTCCACCTTTTATCATTTATAAAGTGAAAGTTTCTTACTCCTTTAGCATCTAAGTGATATTTTATATGAGATATCTTACAATATGAATCTAGCATAGCATCAGCATCACTATGGTAATCCCCATACCAATCTTTAGTTCTATTTCTTTTTTCATCTTTTATTTTTTGTAACGCTATTCCTTTAGACATCCTCATCTTACCTTCTCTATTCTCAATATCATTAGGTAAAAATCTTTCGTTAGATCCATCTTCATAAAAAATTGTGTATCTATCAAAAAAAGTCCATTGTACAACTACTGTATCTTTTATAGGATCCATAGGTGTTTGTAAAATATTAAGCCATATTTTTTTATTTGATGCACCACCTTCTGCAAGATTAAGTACTGTATCAAAGTGCATAAGTTTTGCTAATTCTCTCGGCCAAGCATAACGACTTGGTTCGCCTTTGTTAAATCCAAACTTATGATTTGGATCATGATGCCAAATATCATCTAAACCTTCGCCGAATGTATTACTACACCCATAGGCTAGTAATCTAGTTTGCATTACTTTATTTCCGTTACGTTAATTTTTCTCTTTCTTATAGTGTTTACTTTAATAGAAGATTCATTAGGTATTATGTGTTCTACACCATAAGGATCAGTTGCTTTGTTAGTTGTTCTAATATCTACAATTTTAATTTTGTTAAACTTTTTATCCCAAGGTTCAGGTAGTTGACGCCTTTCGGTCCAGTCAGGATGGCTTTCATCTAGTGTAGTAAGATGACTGCCGTTTCCAGAACCAATTGCTAATTCATAATCATCAGTTTCCCATCTAGCTCTATTTTTTTGTGGAGTGCCTATACCAATACCATAAGCAATTTTTTTCTTACCATCTAAAACATCTTGTAATATTCCTAGTTTCTTTTCCCAGAACATATTACCATTAAGGTCTCCGTGACTTTTATTACAGCCTGTTGCAAGTCCTAAACTATTTGCGGCTCTCATAACAAGGCCCATAGCAATACCTATGCTCACATAAGAGTTTTCCCAACGTGCATGATGTTTGTTATCTTTTAATGTTCCGTCACTATTACAGTTTTGTTGTGTTTCAGGTTGCTTTGCTACAAATAATATATATAGGCTTGCATTAGCTTGTGTGTTACGCCATGTTGAAGGCGGAGTTCTAGTGTGTGTTGACCCCCAGGTATACTTTGAACATTCTTCAATTACTTTTCTATCTGCGGTCCAGTATACATCATAGTATGCTTCGTGTTGTTTAGATGGAGAGTTTTCTGCGTGCCATAATAAGAAGTCAATTGTTTCAGGATGTACAGGTTCGCTATAATCCCAATTACGCTGACATTTTTGCATATTGCGTATAATTTCCATTTCTTGATCCCAGTTGTAGAACATGTGTTTTATATGCATATCTCTTTCTTGGCTTCGAACATTAAAACCGTAAGCAATTCTTGCTTGCCTATTTGCTTCACTTTCACCAAATTTTCTACTAAATTTCTTACCCACAATAGTCTCCTTAATTAGTTATACATATTTATTACATGCCATATTGCTTAAATGCAATGCTGATGCAAAATAAGTAATATAGTAGCAGGAGAACAAGAATGTTAGAATATGTGACCTTATGTACCTATGGCGATTTTATAGAATTAGACATTACATTAAAAGAACCAAAGAATATTGTAAAATGGTCTGAGGAAAACTTTACATATGTGAAGTATAATCCTCGCAAAAATATCAATCGTTGGGGACTAAGTATTACAAGTTTAGACGGAGGTTTATCAGGACGTCCTGACCTTGATTCCTTTTACGCAGAAGATCCTGCATCTATGCCAACAGAGATGGATATTAATGTACCTACACCTGTTTACGAGCATCCTGAAATTAAAAAGTTATGCGAACATTGGCAACCTTATGTAGGACGTTCACACTTCTTAAAAATACCTCCAGGAGGATTTTTCCCACCACACAGAGATTTCAAATCTACTGACTTACATTCTTTTAGAATAATTGTACCTATGAAAAATATGGATTATCCTAAGTTTACATTTTTATTAGAGGATAAAATCTTACCTTGGAAGAATGGTTCTGCTTATTTCCTTAATACTGCGAAACAACATCATTTGTTCAATGCTGGGAGCGAAGATGCTTATATGATTGTACTTAACGTAGAAACTAATCCACAAACAGTTATGACAGTTATTGAGCATATGCGAGCAAAATGAATTATAACACTAAAGAACTTACACAAGTAACACCTGCTCTTGAGGATTTTATAGAACAATGTAAATTACTTGGCTGGAAAAATAATAGTAGCCTAAAAGAATTACGTTGGGATTGGTGTTTAGAAAAAGGTATGTGGTATGCTACATATACAGAAGATAAAATAATAAGCCTTACAGGTATACATCCTTTTAAAGATGGATACAGAGCATTATACAGAGGTGCTCAATTATCTCCAAGACCTGTTAAAGGACTAAACAGATATCAAATGCAAAGTTGGGGTATATATGCACACCTTCCTTTACAGATAGAATTTGCAAAAGGTAAGCCGTTATACATCACAACAAACACAGATAGAGATAACAGTGGAAGAATGAATAGAATACATAATAGTTTTTCTGCTATGGCTAGAGGTAAAATGGTTGAATGGATTTGTAACGAACAAGTTTTTAATTCTTGGCAAAGTATTTGGAAATTAAATAATGAAAGATATTTTGAATTGAGAGAAAAATATGTATAATGTAATAGGTAGTGGAACAGCGGCTTGGATAGCATGTTTATATTTGTTGAAAGCCGACAAACAAGTTACATTATTTAGAGATCCAAATACTGTTGTACGGAAAATAGGCGAATCAACTGTCCCTACAATTAATGAAATACCTAAATTAATTGGTATGTCAGATCAAGAGTTTTTAAACAAAGTGAACGGTTATTTTAAATACGGAACATTATTTTCTGGTTGGAAAGATAATAACAGTTGGCTTTACTATTCTGCAAATGAACCTAAAGCATTAGAAACTGACAGACATCAAACTTATGCTTACCATATAGATGCTCCTGGATTTTGTCAGGTATTACAAAAATGGTGTGAGCAACAAGATAATTTTAAAATTGTAAATACACAGTTTACAATAGATCAATATGATAAGGAAGAATTTTACATTGATGCTACAGGACAAAACGGTGTGCTTTCTGATCAAGTAGGATTAGTACATAATAAAAGTGACTTCCTTATAAATGACTATGCAGTAATTGGAAATGCTCCTAGTAAATACATTCCTTATACAAAGTCGCAAGCTCTAAGTAACGGTTGGCTATGGAGTATAAGTTTGCAAACAAGATTAAGTTATGGATATGTTTTTAGTTCAAAGTATATTTCTATAAACAATGCAATAAAAGAATTTGAAAACACAACAGGTGTTAAGCATGAAAATGTAATTAAATTTGAAACTAGAATACCAGAGCAAGCCTGGAAGGAAAATGTTTTATTCTTAGGTCTAAGTGCTGGATTTATAGAACCTTTAAATGCCACTGCAAACTTTGCGGCGCAAAGCGGAATCAAAAATTTTCTTTTGCTAGAAGATAAACCTGATGCATATAACAGATTAATTAATAAAACATATACCGGAATACATAAATGGATAAAAGCATTGTATTCATGCAATACTAGAAAAGGAGAGTATTGGGATTATTATAAAGACAATAGAGAAGATGCTGTAAATGATATATATTTTTACAGTGAGAACGGACACCAAGGGCTTATGGGTAAACATAGTTGGAATTTATTAAAGGATCACATGTTATGATAGAATGGAATCATCTTAAAAAAGTTCAATCTAATTATTTTAAACATTTCTTTTATGCTATGTACTTTAACATACTAGCCCTGTTAGTCTTTATAACTGGCACAATACATGCCATATTTCCTTTTTTATTTGCTTTTACACCATATAAATTAGCCAAGAAGATTACTGATGGAACTGAAAAACATTTTAAAAAACGGAACTAGTATTAGTTCAAGCGGTACAACAGGACCAGCAAAACAAATATTTCAAAGTCCTGAAAAAATAAAATATGCAAATCAAGCCGCACGTGATGTACAAAAAATTACAAACACAAGTAAAATTTATACTGTATGTAAATTAGATCATGCTGGCGGATTACTTGCACAAACCTTGCCAGCTATAGAAATTGATGCTGAAGTGCATATAGAACAGTTTAATCCTTTCCGTTGGGTAAGCAACATAAAACATTTTACGCACAGTCATTTAACACCTGGTATGGCTCTTGCTGTAACAAAAACTAAAGGCTGGACTAATTTAGATTTAAGAGATAAGATTATAGCAGTTGGCAGTGACAGAGTGCCTGCAGAATGTATTAATAGGTTTGTAGCAAAAGGTGCTACATTTATTGCTAATTGGGGAATGAGTGAAATAGGTCCAATGGCAATTAATAAAACTTATACAGAACAAGATCCAGAAGCATACGATTTACCATTACATACAATTATTGGAGACACAACTTTCTGTGAAGTAAAAATAGTAAGAAAAGAATTATATGTCAAAGGCGATATTTGCGTATATGATGATTGGTTTGCTACAGGAGATATTGTAAAATTTGAAAAAGGAAGTTATTGGTACTATGGTAGAAAGTAATTGTATTACATTAAATTTTCCGCAAGGGAGCGGTGGACATATGCTAGGACGTATGATAGCATGTTGCGAAAATGTTGCATGGTATGATCACGAACAAAATAATGATCATCCGTGGCTACCTTATATGGGAAAGGATAAAGACTTTAGTAAGATGCACTTCAATAAAAGATTTAAAGGAGCAAAGCCTAAAGGACTCGATCCTGATTATACTATACCACCTGTGTTAAGTTTTGCTAGATCAAGGGGAATAACAACTACTCCTGCAGATATACAAGCATGGAAGAAAAAGTTATATCCTAATCATTTCATATATACACTACATGATAACTTAGATGAGACTAAAAAGTTTTTTGATCCTGCTCAATATATTGTTGTTATACCAGATGATGTCGAATTATTAATTGAAAGATGGATGCGATCAAGTTATTATTATTTTGTTGATCCTAAAAATAAAGAATATTTGTACAAAGATTTATATGAAGATAGAGCTAAAGAACAAGGTATTACTATGAAGCAGGTACTTGCTAACGAGTTTGAAACACAAATTGAAAATTATAAAACACATTCAACAGAAGATGATGTTATTATTACAGAAATAAATGATATCTTAAAGTATGATGTATATGAAGAAGTATGCAATAAATTGCAACTTATAATTAACAAAGAAAACTATGATAAATGTAAAGTACTGTTTGAAAACAGATCACATCTTTAGTATTTCAAAATAAAAGCGTTTTCTATCTTTTTTGTATTGTTCTAATTTACAGTTATATTCTTTTGCAAGTGCATAAGCAAATTCAAAACTCCACGGAAATATATCTACATAAGGGCCTTTAGGCCAAAGTATTCCTGGGTTTACTCTGAAATACATTCTTCCACCTACGTCTAGCAATGAATGTAACTTTGTAAAGCGAGTGCGTATATCAGCTTCATCACCAAAGTTCAAACTACCAAAAACAATCATATGGTCATACTTTTCATCTACATTAAAGTCTAATATGTCTACCATATAATCTGCATTTTCGTTAAAAGGATCTATTCCTGTAAGATTCTTAATACGTGGTTTAAATTGATTATAACCACAGCCAAAGTCTAAAACATTTTTTGGATCACGCTCATTTATCCTATCTACAATACTCCAACCGCTATAGGTATGTTCATCTGTATTAGGCTTCCATATTTCTCCAAAAAATCTTTTCATATAAAATGTGTCTAATGATTGTACAAATTGTTCTATAGTACCAGTCAAATCTAAATGTTCGATATCTAATTCATGCATCAAACTTTGACAGAACTTTTCTTTACGTGCGGGGGTGAATGGTAAGTCATCAATAATACTATGCCTATCTAATTTCAAATCACCGTATTTAGGCAAGCTAAACGCTTGTTCTAAATTTTGCATAACTAACGAAAAAATTCGTGTATTCATAATTTTTTTCACTTTCTATTAAAAAAATTCCACTTTTCTTTAAAAAAGTTTCTTTCTTATATAATTAATTATATAGAAGGAAAAAAGCATGGCTTCAGTATTGGCATTACTTGCAGGAACATTATACGGACTAATAATTGGCATCCTGCCTGGAGCAGGTGCAACTACAGGTTTAATATTTGTATTTTCATTTATTACACTGTTTCCAGATCCTTACCTAGCAGTGATATTTGTTATGGCAGTTGTAGCCGCTAGTACAACGGGTGATACTTACACAGGTGTGCTATTAGGTATACCTGGGGCAAACTCTGCCGCGGCAACAATGATAGATGGATTTCCATTAGCATTACAAGGTAAAGCAACTTATGCAATTAGTTCAGCAGTCACAACAAGCACACTCAACGGTTTGTTATGGGGATCGTTAACTTTCTTTTTGCTACCATATTACACACAACTAATAATGATTTTTGGTGTGCCTGAATTATGGGCATTCACAATGTTAGCATTAGTTTGTGTTACATTTGTTACAAATAAATTTTGGTTTAGAAGTTTGTTAGCATTATGTATAGGATTGTTTGTAGGATTGATTGGAGTTGATCCTAGCACCAATGCAGATAGATGGACCGGTGGTTGGGAGTATCTCGGAGACGGTGTACAACTCATGCCTTTGGTTGCAGGACTATTTGCAATACCAGAACTACTTGATGGATTGAAGCAAAGGACAAACACAAGCATGGTAGCACTTGCAAATGGCAAGCAAACTAAAGAAGGCATATTAGCTGTTTGGCATAACAAGTGGGACGCAATGCGAGGCGGGTTCATTGGAGCCTTTATAGGATTGTTACCAGGACTAGGAGGTGCAGTTGCAGACTGGATGGCTTATAGTTCTACAGTTGCAAGCCACCCTAAAGATAAATTTGGTAATGGTAATATCAAAGGAGTAATAGGACCTGAAGGAGCCAACAATGCACAAAAGGCAACAAGCATGATTCCTACAGTGTTATTTGGAATACCAGGAGCAAGTTTTGCGGCCATTGTAATTGGACTATTTGCATATTTGGACTTTGAATTAGGTACCTTAGAGCTTGCAAATGATGCCCAATTCTTCGATAGTATGTTATACGGGTTTATGCTCGCAACCGTGCTTGTAGGCGCTATATGCTTGTTTACGACACCAATTATAGCACGAATAGCACAAATACCTTACAAATATTACTTCCCATTATTGCTAGGATTTATAGTACTTGCATGTGTTCAATACACTGGAGGTTGGGAAGATTATTTCATGCTTTTGGTATGTAGTATAGTAGGACTACTTGCCAAGCGATACAAATTTAGCAGACCTGCCCTGCTATTTGCATTTATTCTATCTGATAGAATAGAAGCACTCACAGTACAAATGACAGGACTTTATACAGTTGAAAAACTGTTAGACAAACCAATATTCCTCGGTTTATGTGTTGCAATAGGTGTAACACTAATATGGGGATTAACATCAAAAAGGAAAATAAACTATGCGTAAATTATTATTAGGACTAGTATTTGCAATGTTTACTTCGGTAGCATATGCAGATTATACAATGGTTGTACCGCAAAAGCCCGGTGGTGGTACAAGTGTTTGGGCAGAGATTGTTGCTAAAGAACTTGAAAAGTATCTTGGTGAAAATATCAATATCAAACATATTCCCGGAGCAAGAGATATTCCAGGATTTAATAAATGGCACAACGAAATGCGTGATGACGATAAAGTAATTATGGTATCACATGGTGGTAACGGTGTTGCTTTTTTACAAGAAGAAGTAGACTATGATTATCGTCAATACGAAAGTATCGGACTTATGAATCTAAACATCATTGCAGGTAAACGTATTGGTGAAGATATGACAACTCCTAGCTTTGCGGCAGGTAGCGGTCAAACACCAGAAGCGTATGCAATGGCAATGTTAATTTGTGGTCCAAGCCATTATGGTGTTGCATATTACGCAACATGTTTTAAGAAAAAAGTAAAATGGATTAAAGGTATGGGCGGAAGTGAAAGACGTCTTGCTTTTAAACGTGGCGAACTAACAGGTACAAGAGAAAATCCAGCGGCATACAAAAAGCATGTTGAGCCAGACTCAAATGCAGAAATTTGGTTCCATCATGGTATCCTACAAGCAGACGGATCACACAAAGACGATCCTAACTATCCAGGCTTTCAGTTTGAAGAATTGTACAAGCAAAAGTGGGGAGCATACCCTGTAGGTGAAATGTATGATGCTTATAAACTTGTAAAAAGTTTTAGAGACGGAATGCAAAAAGCATTGTGGGTAAACAAAGGCAATCCTAATGCAAAAAAATTACAAGATGCATTAACTGAAATGTCTAACAATGCAGAAAGTCGTGCTATTATCGAAAAGAAAGTTGGACAGTATGAATGGCTAATTGGCGAAGAAGGCAATGCCCATAGAGATACATTAATGACTTTTGTTACACCTGAAGCGTTGGAGGATTTAGTTTGGTTCAATATAGAAGCACTTGGTCTAAAAAGTGTATTCAAGATTGAGCTGGCACTAAAATGAAAATAGTAATATCTCATGGTAGCGGGGGGATCAGCTCTGCTGAAACCTTCGCTCGCGACTTCTTTGAAAGTAAAGGTTACGAAGTACATCTAATCGATTACTTTACTCCACACGGAATCACAAACCTATGGTGGAGTGATGGTCAGTGGCAAGATGACCATGATTGCACATTTAGTGAAATGTTCAATGTTAACTTTCCTGAAGGTGATCTTATACATATAGGATTTAGTTTAGGTGCATTCTTAGGTATCGTTCATCACAAAAAGTTTTTAAAAAATTATCTATTTTATCCTGGCTGTATTGCTATTTCAGAATCTATGCTTGATGTAGATTACAGCAATGCAGTGGTAATATCTGGTACAGAAGACAATGGACAAAATAAGTATAAAATTTTTAGAGACATGTTAAAACATCCACCTTTGAAACATTATGAATTACCTGGAGTACATCATGCATTTATGGTAAGCGATATTAATAGATCTTTTCATATGGTTAGATATGGCAATGTAGGTGAAGTTATGAGTCAACAAGAGTTTGATGAACTTAAACCTAATCATAAATATTTGGGTGAACGTTATGGTTACAAGACACAACCTACAATATTAAGATCGCATAATGAATATAGATTACAATATCTAAATATGATTGAAGAGGAAATACGTGAGTATCGTACTAAAGTTTGAAGACGGAAAGTCGTATACAAAAGAAGAGTTTGATAAAATTTCAAACGTATACGCAGAAGAATTAAAAAACGCAGGATACGACAGAACTTGTCGTATCGGCATTTACAGCGACTGGAATAATATTTTTAAAATATTTGGTGCTATGCAAGTATGCAGTCCTGTAATAGTAGATAAAGATTCTAAAACTTTTGAATTAGATTTTTACGATATAGATATATGGAGCGATAGTATACCAGCACCAAGATTTAATCAGTGCAAAGAAGATGAAGTAGCAGGTATATGTTCTAGTGGTAGTACTGATAAACCTCGTATTGTTCCGATTACAAGACAACAATACGATATTGATGGTTTAGATAATAATATTCAACTACATGCAAATCTTACAGATAAAGATAGTACTGTAAACTTTATTCCTTATTGGGTATGTATAGGATTTCAAACGTTCTGTGCCTGTTATAAATATGGAGCAACATATCATGTACTAAAAGATCCTTGGAAGTATTGGCCTAAAGTACGGCCTACATTTGTTATAGGTAGTCCTAATGTGTTAAGGGGAATGATGGATCCTAGTGTTCCTTACGATAATATGACACTAAGACACATTAGAACTGTAGGTGCTCCAATGTATAAGGATCTAAAAATAAAAGCTCAACAGTTTTTTAATTGCTTAACAACAGATAGTTATGGTGTAAATGAATTAGGTACAATTAGCATTATGCATTATCCACAAAAATATAATAGTGTTGGTTATTTGTTAGAAGGTATGAATGTTACTTTTGGAGATGACAAAGAAATAATTGTAAACGGATTTGCTACAGGTGATTTAGGGCATATAGATGAAGATGGATTTTTATTCATTACAGGAAGAAAAAAAGAAATTATAATTAAAGGCGGCTGGAAAATTATGCCGTATGAAGTTGAAAAAGCATTGTTAGAGTGCGGTGCTCAAGATGCTATTGTATTTGGTTACGATAATGTATATGCTGAAGTAGTAGGCAAAGTTGATATAGAAATGTTAAAACAAAAGCTAGTACGATATAAGATACCTAAAATATTTACTGTTGATGCTATTAAAAGAAAAGGTCAAGGTAAAATAAATAGAAAAGATTTGTATAATGCCTATATCGAAAATAGAAAAATCTGATTGGTACGAAGATTATATCGTACATTGGCGCCCTACTGACATGTGTAATTATGATTGTAGTTACTGTGAACCTAGTAACCATCTAGCAATTAATAAAGCAAAGTTACCAGATGTAAATGATTTAATTAAAGCATCGAAAAAAATTAGAGATGCTGTTCCTGCTGACAAATCTGTATTAGTTTATATAACAGGCGGAGAACCGTTTTTAATAAAAGATGTACATAAATGGTTTAACTATATGGGCGAAAACGGAATGCGTGTTGGTATATTTACAAACGGCAGTTTACCGTTACGTGTATACGATTACAGTAAAGAGTCTTTCCAGAACATTAATATTAAAATAAGTTTCCATCCTGAAAGTGCTGATATAGATAAAATAGTTAACTTTGTTAACATGATTAAAGACAATAACGGTAATGTTGAAGTAAGGGCAATGTTAGCACAGGGGTTGTTTGATAAGATATTTGAACTTGAAAAGAAATTAAAAGATACACCTATATATAAAATTCCGGTAAATCCGTTGTACAATAAAAAAACAAAAGTCACTAATCAAACATTTGAGTCCAGTAGAGATTTAAAAGGTTATCATCAAAGATTAGATAATGGTGATTTAAATTATTATACTAAAGAAGAACTAGAATTTATAGAAACACTTGATCAAGAAAAACCCACATACCTAAACTTTACAATAGACGATACAATACAAACTAATGCTATTGATTTTTTACAAAAAAGAACTAATAAGTTCTTTGGTTGGAAATGTGGTATTACAAATAAGAAAATTCTAATTCAAGCAAACGGAGATGTTCAGTACGGAACATGTGCTAATACAGGTATCGTGGGAAATATATTTGAAAAAGATTTAAAACTTTTTAATGAAGAATGGACTATCTGTGGTAAAGAAGTTTGTACCACACTTGATGAAATAATGATTACTAAGTTTAAATTAAGTTAACCCAACCGCCGTTTTCATAACCTTGGAATTTGTTATCTGAAGTATTGTAGATAATCATACCATTTGCGGCTGTAAGTGCATCACGTTCGGTAGTAGTCAAAGAACCAAACTGTATAAATCCAGTTGCTCTTGCATTACCATTTACATGTAATTTTTCAAGTGGTCTAGGTAATCCAATACCTAAGTTACCTGAACTATTAAATGTCATCAAGTTATTTAAATTACCTGAACTGTTTGCTGTAATTAAATTAATTCTTCCTGGAACTACGTTTGATGCAACTGTAGAATCTAGATCAACTGCAACTCTTATCATACCTGCAAGTTTATAATCAGTACCATCATGGCCCATACCGTGCAAGTCCATAAGTCCGTCACCTGTTGTACTACCAACACTTGCTGTTGGAGCCGCCGGTGTACCATTGGAAGATTTAACAATAATTTTAGGTCCTGTTGATGCTCCTCCTGCTATACCAGTAAGAACCAATCCTGAGTTATCGCTTGCCGCTGTTACTTTAATTTCTTTTGTAGTTGTAATAGCGTCAGCAACTATAGACGGAGATTCAATATTAGCAAGTACTCTTTTGCCTACTGAATCAATCATCACACTTGAATCATCTGAAAATACACTACCTAGCATATCGCCAAGTAAGTTACCAGTTACGTTACCAAAGTGTGTTCCTGTAGTATTTCCTACTACGTTACCTGTTACTGAACCAACTACATCACCTGTTAAGTTACCAACTAGGTTAGTTGCTGTTACTGAGCTTGTTTCTACAGGGCCTACAATTTTGCCATTGATTGCGTCAACTAGGAGCGTTGAATCGTCTGCATAAATGTTACCTCTTACGTCTACAGCTGGGTTATCTGTAGCGGCCCATTGTGATCCGTTGTATACTAGGATCTGATCGTTCTGTGCGGCTAACGCCTGTACGTTGCCTAAATCTTCTAAATTCTGTGTTGATACAGATACTGGAGTTCCGCCGGTTGTTGCGCCATCTCCTACAAATACTTCTTTTGTGTCTGTGGTATAAACAAGTTCACCTTCGGCTGGTGTATAACCTGGAGTGGTTTGAAGTGCCGTTTTGGTGCCTCGTTTGATTCGTAAAGTACCCATGTAATGCTCCTAATTCATTGTTACATATATTTATGCCAAAACTATGATAACTTACTTTTTATTTTTACGAGGGTTTTTTAGAAAAGCCCTTGTTTTTTTCTGTATATCACGTTTAACTTTTGCAGTATTTAACCTAAAGTCCACATGTTTTATAGATGTACCATATTCGTTGAATAATTCAGCTATTGTATCATCTAATTTAGCACCCGTGCTACGTTTAGCATTGCAATCTATTTCCCATATTTTGCCTTCCTTAAATTCAACTCTAATAGATTGAAGGTAATTTATGGGAATAGTTTGAATGTCTATGTCTTTGAAAACCTCAGGCCAATGCCTAATAACGTCATCAGGCAGTTGCTTTGGCACTTTTACTCTTCTTAGTAGTAGGAACAAGCTCTTCTGCTTGAGCTCTAAGTGCTTTTGCTTCTTTGTACAATCTATCAGCATCACTGCGATATTTTGCGGCTAGTTGTTCATCTGTAATTACACCATCTGTAGGTGCTTCTAGATTAGCGGCTTTCGCCTCTGCTACAACATTATCATCTGCTAATGTACTTTTTGGCATTTCGCTAACACTACCAGCTTCAGTAATAGTTGTTCCTGGAGCAGGTTCGTTAGGATCTTTCAAAGCTAAATCTGCGATAGTAACACCTTTTTGCTCTGCAATGATTTTGTTTAGTTCATCTAAACCAATCTGTGTTGCAGTGTTTGGTGTCATTTCAACGTCAGACATTTTGGTTAACTGTAGTTTGCCAGTTGAGTGAAATCTAGCTAACATATTAGCACCATCGCTTAATTGTGTTCTAGCCATTACTTCAGCAAACTCAAATGCTGTCTGAGCTGAATTACTTTCAACTGTTTTAATCAACGTATCATGATCGGCATCACTTAAAGTAGCAGTATCAATCACTAAAGAGTTTTCTGGTGGATTCTCACCTGGTACAACTCTATATGCAACTACAACCTTACGTTGGTTACTTTTTAATCTGCCTACATGTTTAATCTCGGCCATTACTTGTCTCCTTTAGGTGCTTCTGCAGGAGCAGTTCCTTCATTTGCCTTTTTAGCTTCTTCTTCAGCCTTTTGAACTGTCTGTAGGAAAGCATCTAGTTTATTAAATGTTTTACCAACTGCTTCCATTTCGTTGGCTTTAAACGCACCTCTTTGCGATGCAACATCGATAATTGATCTAATTACACCAAGGTCTTGAACAGTAAGTTCAACCGGTGCAGTGGATACACCTGCTGTCGGTGCTTCACCTGCAGGTGCCGCTGTCGGCGCCGCTTGAGCTTCTGCTGTTTTAGTTTCTTCTGACATATTATTCACTCCTTATGTATTATATATGTACTTTATATTTATTTGTACTTCAAAAGTGGACAGGCAAGAACGAAATATGATAGTTCTTTTGGATCTTCAAATCCAGCTCTTAGCACTGTTTCTATCTTATTTGACTTAGTTAATCCAATAACTTTCTTTAAAAAGTACCTCTTTTTAAGGTTACTATCTATCCATTTAGAAATAGCAGTTTCCATATTATAGGTATGAGGTAAATCAATCGTGGCGAGATGAGGAGGTTCATAACTCAACCTCCTAATATCAAAATAATCGTGGGCTGTAAATCTAGTTTTTAATTTCAAGCCGCCTCCTCATAATGAGCAGTTACACCAAATGGAGCCTTTGTATTTTTATCATGATGACCATGAATAATAAACACTGTTTCACAGTAGTCTGAATCACCCCAGCTACCAAATGGATATCCATCTGTAAACATAATAAACTTCTTAGGTTGTATATCATTTTCTTTCATATACTCCCAATTAACTTCAAAGTCAGTACCGCCGCCACCTTGTACATCATAGTCCATTAAGTCTTCTCCACCATCTGCACTAAAGTCTGCTTCGTTGTAAACGGCAGTATCAAAACACCATAACTTGATGTTGTAATCTTTATACTCGTCCATAATACCTTTAACTTCTGATAAAAATACTTTTGCTTGACTATCACCTATAGAACCACTCATATCAATTCCTATAGCAACATCAATAGTGTCCATAAAGTTCATACCAGGAAGTACTGCACCAGTATGCCAACCTTTACGTGAAGGACGACTAAATGTGTAATCATTTCTAATTGTAGATTGAATTTGCTGACGTAACAATTCACGCCAGTTCATTTTAGGTTCTGTTAATTCTTTAATAATACGTTGCACTTCTTTAGGTGTATTACCAGCACCTGCCGCCTGTGCAGAACTTATCATGTTTTCTTTTATTTCGTCACGTATCTTTTTAAGTTGATCTTTTGTATATGTAGGTCTGCCTTCGCCTTCGCCTTTTTCACCTTTTTTACTTTTTCCACTCTTTGAATCATTCTCAGGAGCTTCTTCCCAATCCACATGTTCGTCTAACAAGTCGCCTAATTGCTTTAGATACTCTTGACCGTTCTCTTCTGCTTTCTTAAATAATTCATCATATACTGCTTCACTTGTCCAACCTTCATATTTGAAGTCTTGATAACACTGAACAAGTTTCACCATCTCACCAATACGGTCACGTACCAGTGTATTGTTTACGATGTAATCACACGCGATATTGTGTAAAATAGGAATACGACCTTCTCGTCTAACGATATGATCAAAGACACAATGCAATATTTCGTGTGCGATTACAAATTCTATTTCTTTGTTGGAAAGTGCATTAAAAAATTGTGTATTGTAATATAAGTGTCTACCATCTGTTGCGGCAGTAGGACACCAATCATCACAATGTTTAACAATAAGTCTAGTAGCCATGTTACCAAAAAACGGGTGTCTTAAAAGCAAACCAACTCTTGCTACAATAATTCTATCAGCTACATCAATTCTCATAGCTTCTAGTTCTTTTTTTGTAATGTCTGGATTTGGTTGAAAACCTTTTGTTTCTATGCCCATTATATGTACTCCTTCAGTGCCTTATTGTTCTTACAGTATACTATATTTAATATCATATGTCAACAGTTTTGGTGAAATACTGGGCAAGGTCTTAGTATGCCTTGCCCAATATCCATGCGCCTTAGGCGCTCTGTGCGGCTTGAATATACTTACCAAAACGCTCATGGAACTCATCAAAACACTCAACTTCATCTGGATCGATTGGAAGAGAGTATTGTGTAAGAGCAAGTTTGATACCCATGACAACCAATTCAGTATCAAAATTATCCATTGCAAAACGTAGGAAGTTATTTACTTTGTCGTCAAACTTCTTATCGTTTTTATCGCAGGCGTCTTTAAGTTCATAGCAAAGTGAAACAGTCAAGGAATACATGGCACTGATTTCTTTAGTTTCACAATCCTTAACCTTACCAGCAAGTATGTCAGTAGGGTCAGGAAGTTTTGAAGCAACCTTACGATGCGCCATAAACTTAACGGCAAGTCCTTCGCCGACAGAACCACTTACCAAATCGGTAGTGGTATTCTCGTCATCATCATCTTCAATAAGTTCAGATACAAATGACCAAGAACGAGGTGTAGCAAATGAACGGCTTGGACTTTTAGGATCAAAGTCATACAAGTCTTTCTTGCTAAAATTCAAGTAACCAACAACATCTGCATGTATATGGTTTTCAGTTGCCCACTGCATCCAGTCATCAAAATCAACTGCAAGTTCTAAGTGAACAAATCTGTTTGCCAACGGAGCAGGCATTCTATAAGTAACACCTTTGTCAGCTTCTCTGTTACCAGCGGCAACAATAAGAACGTTATCAGGCAATACATATTGTCCAATACGTCTGTTAAGAATTAGTTGGTATGCGGCCGCTTGTACTGCCGGTGCCGCAGAATTCATTTCGTCTAAGAACAAAACAATAGTCTTGTACTTCTTAGCCATTTCAGCAGTAGGCAGTTCTTGCGGTGGTGCCCAAGCCATCACATTATCATTTGCTGAATAATAAGGGATACCTTTAATATCTGTAGGTTCCCATAGTGACAATCTAATGTCAATCAAATGTGAATTATTATATGATCTAGTAATCTGACTTACGATATCAGACTTACCAATGCCTGGAGGTCCCCACATAAAGATAGGACGTTTTTTCTTGAATGCCCTTGTAATGCTTTTCTTTGCTTGATTAGGACTAACAGTTCTTAGTACGGTATTTTCCATTGTATATTCCTTTTCTATTTTGTTCAGTGCCATACTTTATTTCTAAGTATGTATATATAATACACTCGTTATAGTCAAAGGTCAACCTATTTTGGACATCTTTTTACATTTATTTTGAAAAGGTAGCAAACGGCAGAACCTATGCGACAGGCGCCAAAAATGCACGTTTTTCGCTCCTAAATGGCTCTTAAATTGCATTTAACGTTTTTCTGGGGTGTTTGTACGTATTAACTCTATAATGCTATTATATAGGTGTTTAACTGCGTTTATTCATGCCTTTTCATGGCCTTTGTAAGTCCATATTTACGTAGATCTCCGCTAAAAAGATGTAGTTCCATACTCTTCTTTTCATCTGTAACCCATATACTGCGATTGGTTAGATAGTATGGGCAAGTAATAAATTGATCCAAAAATATGTATGTTTGTGTGGTGAATTTGAAATCCCTAGGAAAGGGTATTTCATACATTTGGATATCCAAATTTTCATGCAAAAAATCAAAGCCGTCTTCTGTAAGTCTTAAACCACCTTCTGTTTTGCCTCTTGTATTTTGCCACCAATCGGACATATACTGCTTTACATTAGCGTCACTTACCGCGATATCGGATTGCTTTAAGAATACCTTAGTGTATGTTTCTTTCCAGTTCATTCATCTGTAACCAGTTCGCCCGATGTTAGTTTATAAACTGCGAAGTCTTCACTTCTGAAAAGATCATTAAGTTTCTTTGCTAGGTTGTGTGCATGTCCTGGATTTGAGAAAGATACTTTCTTGTACTTAGGACCTGGATAATTCGTAATTGCGTTTGATGTTTTTAGATTGAATGGAGCGCCTTTATAGAACACTGCCCAAATGGCTTCTGCTTGCAAAACTTGCTCACACTTGTAAGATGCTTTGTCTACATTCTCTAATATAATCGTTGGTTTTGGTCTACTCATATGCGTAATCCTTTTAATTAACTACGCATATATTTATCTTTTTTTAGTAGAAAACTACTAGTATTACACTTGTTTGGCCGTTAATGCACCTAGTATTTGCCTTAGTTCTTTTTCGCTTACACAAAATACATTTTGTATTTTCCTAGGATACTTATATTCTTGCAATAGTTTCTCTACAAGAGTAGGATAAACTGCTGGGTCAACTACATCAGATTGGCATTGTTCTTGAGTCTCAAATGTTGGGTCAGTAAAAACATAGATATCTCTATCAGCAGTGATATCTGCATTAGGATCAAGAAGAAATAAAACTACGATAAACCACTTCATTTCCAATCACTCCCACCGTCCATAGTTACAGTTACTACTTCTTCATCAGGAGCAGATTTGTTATCAATAATAAGTTTTTCTAATCTTCCTTGATGATTTGCCATTACAGTTCCTAAAGCATAGGCAAGTGCTTTTGCCTGTGTTAATGGAATCCGTATTTCTTTTTGATTACTTCCTTCTGCTGTCTTTACAATTTGTATAAACTGCTGAATAGGTATAGTATTAATTGGTTCGTTTGTTTGCATCTGATAGTTCCTGTCTCATAGTAAATTCAGTTTTGAAAGGTCCTTTATGATCGTACTTTTCAAGTGTTACTAACTTAGGACAAAAACTTCTTACCCAACCTTTATCAAAATGAATAATGTAATAGCCAGCCGCATACAAGCTCTTAGATTTTTTACTCTTAGTAAAAAGCGGCAATTTCTTTTGTACATTGTACATTACATTGTAAGGTGTGCTAGATGTTGAAAAGCCATGTATCTCTTTTACAGCCTTACTGCCGTCCGAGATAGTTGCCTTATCAAAACTTAGTCCGCCAATGTAATTGTTGAAAGCCTTTATATCAGTAAAATAGTCTGTGCCTGTAGAACAACTATACATATACCTTTTGTCTTCTTGTTTAGAAAGTGTGCCGATTCTTTCGCCATCTTTCTCAACAATCCAAAATTTATTTTTTAGTATTGGTTTTGCCTTTATTGTCATCTTTACCTCCATTATGTGTACCTCGCATTAAGCGGGTCAGCATAAAGTTGAATGTTATCTGCAATACGTTGCATATCATGTTTTGCACAAAATTTCATTAGTCGCATACCTACTTGTGTAACTGCTTTAGGTTGTTCCATAGCATCTTCTACTACATCGTTAATTATACTTCTAATGTTACCAGGTTGTGCAGACAAATCACAAAGTACTACATTACGTTGATAGTCATCTAATACACGATGCTCTACGCCATCGTGATCAGTCCAACGTTGTAGCATCATATTGTTCCAATTAAAGCCTTTAGTTTCTCTATCTTCAAATGCTTCAATTAGTCCGACTTTGTTCTTAGTGCCTTTTGTTCTTACACCAGGATAAGCACTAAACACATTGTCACTTGTGTCACCTCGCATACACTTCTCAAACAACATAAATTGTGGATTAGGTGCAGGCTTAGGTTCTCCTGTCTTTTTGTCAAGTACGGGTTTCTTCTTCTTATCGTCAAAGTAACCTTCGTGTGTAATTACTGTATTGCTAACACCATTGTATTGTTTTACGTTAGGTGCAATAAGTTGTGCAAAGTCACCGTCAGTACTAATAATAACATGATTATCATTAGGGTGTGCTTGTATCCAACCTGCAATAAGATCATCTGCTTCTAGTTCAGGATGATGTAATACAGAGCAATTAGTCTTTGTACTTACAAAGTCTTTCCACTCATCAAACATTTCCCAGAACACTGTATCTTCATCTTGTTGTGCCTGCGTCTGTGCGGCACGAGCATCACTTCTATTTCTCTTGTAAGGCTCATAAAAATCTTTACGCCAGCTACGTCCTTCTAAGCAGAACACAACATGACTGCCGTCAAAGTCTGACCATGCTTTCTTGATACTACTTAGTGTAATATGAAAAGCCATGCCTACCTTAGTGTCAAGATCACCACGTACTAC